CCACCAGCATTGTTAGAAAAAAAAGATAAGGATGGTATGACTACTGCTTATGAACCCTATGACAAAGCAGAGAATAAAATAAACATAACACCACAATACTATCCTAATATTATTAGAGGTAAGACTAAAGGATGGATTGATGTTTATGTTTTAAATAAACTAGGATCTATTGAAGAAGGTAAACCTGTATATCACAGCTTCAAAGAAGAATTACACGTTACTAAAAATGCAATAGCATTAATTCCTAACCAACCTATATGGATTGGAATTGACTTTGGACTAACACCTGCTGCTGTGTTTGGTCAAAGAACTACTACAGGAAAATGGAATATTATTAATGAACTAGTTTGTTTTGATATGGGTGTAATGAGATTCTCAGAATTACTGAGAGGAGAGATTGCTAAAGTATATAAAGGTTTTGATATTATGATTTATGGTGATCCTTCTGGAGATTTTAGATCACAAACGGATGAACGAACTCCGTTTCAAATAATGAGAACTTTTGGATTGAAAGCTGTACCTGCACCATCAAACGATGTTGCGTTAAGAATAGAAGCTGTAGATTCTACTTTATCAAGATTGGTTGATGGACAACCAGGATTTAATATGAACACAGAATGTATTAATTTAAAGAAAGGTTTTAATGGTGGTTATCATTACAGAAGACTTCAAACTTCTGGAGATAGGTATGATGAAAAACCATTAAAGAATAGATACTCCCACGTTCACGATGCGTTGCAATATCTTATGATGGGAGCTGGTGAAGGCAGAACAATGATGACTGGTAAAAATCCTTCACAACCAACTATTGCTAAAAAGCAATGGGATGTATTTACAGGACAAGCTAAAAAACAACCAAGGAAAGTATGGGATATTTTCAAAAGGAATGGTTAGTCTATTTTTATGATGACGAAACTAAGAATAGATATTCAAAATATTTATGGTGGTTAAAAAAAGGTTTTACCCATTGTGGAGCTTTATCATATTCAGCTAAACATAATTTGTGGATTCATTTAGAATATACTCATGTTGGTATAAGAATGTCTTATTTAGATGAAAAAGAAATAGAAGACATATTCTTTTACTTGTCAGATCATAAAATCTTAATATGTCCTATTAAAGATGAATGGCAATTCTTTAGGATTAAAGATTTAACTTGTGTTGCATTTGTTATGCGACTTATAGGATTTTTTAAATGGTACATCCTTACTCCGTACCAGTTATATTGTGCGTTGCTAAAAGCTGGATATAAGCCATTTAATGTAAAAAAAGAAAATCATGGCAAAAAAAACAGCTAGACAAATTTTAGATAAAATTGAAGAAGTTCATTTAGAAGAACAATCTCTAATGAAAGAACTAGAAAATATTTTATTTCCACAAGATTTAGATGATTTTGAAGAAGATGATTTTCAAGACGAGGAGGAATTAAATTAATGGGAAGTTTATTTAAACCAAAACCACCAGCACCACCAGCAGTAGATCCAGCTGTTAAAAAAGCTAAAGAAGAAGCAGATAAAAAAAAATTTGAATTAGAAAGACAAGAAAAATCATTTGACGCTAGAAAAGCTAAAGGAATGGTAGGATCAAGATCTTTGTTTGGTAAAGCAGGTGGCAGTGGATATTTATCTTAATCTAAAATAAAACAATGGAATATACAACTGATAATTCACCTACAGTAGATAATACTGATAAGGCAGTTGCTGTTTTAAAAAAATACAAAGAAGCTCAAAGTATTAAAGATCATTGGAAAGATAGGTTTGAAGAAGCTTACGAATATTGTTTACCTAATAGAGAATCTTTTTATGATGAATCTCCAGGACAAAAAAGAACAGATAAAATTTTTGATGAAACTGCTGTAGTTGGAGTGCAAGAATTTGCATCAAGACTTCAAGCAGGAATAGTTCCTACCTTTGCTAGATGGGCAGATTTTCAAGCTGGATCAGAAATTGAGCCAGAAGAAAAACCACAAATTAATTTAGAGCTAGATAAAATTACAGATTACGTTTTTCAAATATTACAAACTTCAAATTTTAATCAAGAAATACATGAAGCATTTATGGATCTTGCTATTGGTACAGGAGTTATGTTAGTTGAAGAAGGAGATGCAATTAATCCAATTAAATTTTCCTCTATACCATTAACTAGAGTTTGTTTAAATAATGGGCCAGACGGTGTAATAGATACAGTTTACAGAACTAGATATTGCAAACCAGAAGAAATAAATATTTTATATCCTAAAGCTGTATTACCAGAAAATTTTGATCCATTAAAACAAAGTAAAAAAATTAAAATTATAGAAGCAGTTTATAAAATTTACGAACCTAATGTAGAAAAATATAAATTATGTGTAGTAATGGAAAATCCAAAACATATTTTATTTGAAGAAATTTACACAGGAGATGGCTCAAATCCATATTTAGTTTTTAGATGGAACAAAGCATCTGGAGAAGTATATGGTAGAGGGCCAGTATTTAATGCTATGGGAGCAATTAAAACTTGCAACTTAACTGTTGAATTAATTTTACAAAATGCACAAATGGCAGTGTCTGGAGTTTATACTTATGAAGATGATGGTGTTATTAATGCAGACAATATTCAATTAGTTCCAGGATCATTAATACCTGTAGCACCAGGATCAAGAGGATTAAATGCTATACAATCTGCATCTAACTTTGATGTAGCTCAATTAGTTTTACAAGATATGCGACAGAATATTAAGAAAGCTTTATATATGGAAGCTTTAGGAAGACCTGAAGGAACTCCTATGACAGCAACAGAAGTGTCTGAAAGAATGGCTGACCTATCAAGACAAATAGGAGCATCCTTTGGAAGATTACAATCAGAATTAATTAATCCATTACTAAGAAGAATTATTAGAATTTTATCTAAACAAGGAAGAATAAATATACCAAAAGTAAATGGTAGAGAAGTAAAAATAGCACCTCGTTCACCTTTAGCTCAAGCTCAACATTTACAAGATGTTGCAGATGTAACTAGATTTAATGAAATAATTGCAGGAACATTTGGGCCACAAATGATTAATTTAATTGTAGATCAAAATGCAACAGCAAAATATTTAGCAGAAAAAATGAATCTACCAGAAAAACTTATTAGAGATGAAGAAGAACAAAAAGAATTAGCAAAAAGAATGAGTGAATTACAACAATCGGCAGGACAAGAACCTCCTCCAGAAAGTTAATATGAGTTGGGATCAATTAAAGAAAGAGAAAGAACTTCCAATAAAAAATGTTGATGGTTATACAAGATCAGTAAAAGAAGAAACTGAACTTAATAAACATTTTGCAACATTGTTTAAAGGAGATGAAGGTAAGAAAGTATTAGTTTATTTAGAGTCCATAACTAGAGATGTAGTTGCTGGGCCTAATGTAACTAGTAATCATTTATTTCATATCGAAGGTATGAGATTTTTAATGGGTATAATTAAAACAAGAATAAACAAAGGAGAACAAAATGGCAGATGATAATGTTGAAGTTTCAGCACCAATTGCTACAATTGATGTTGCAGATGAAGGAAGACCAGAATACGTTCAAGAAAAATTTTGGGATAATAATGCAAACAAAGTTAATTTAGAAAATTTAGCTTCAAGTTATAATTCACTTGAAACTAAACTTGGATCAAGAACAGAAGATCTTACTAAACAAATCAGAGAAGATATTGCAAATGAAAAACTTAGTAGTGTTCCAGAAAGTTATAAATTAAACGTACCAGAAATAGAAAATACTTCATTATCAATTGATGAAGAAATGCCTATAGTAAAATGGTGGAGTGAAACAGCTAAGAACGCAGGATTATCACAAGAACAATATGATAGTGGTGTTAAAGCATTTGTAGATAATGCAGTTGCTAATTTACCAGATTCTAATATGGAAATTCAAAAACTTGGAGATAGTGGAAAAGCAAGAATAGAAGCAACAGAACTTTGGTCTAAAAAAAACCTAAGTCCAGAGTCTTATTCAGCAATGTCAAATTTAGCATCTACTGCTGAAGGAGTAAAAGCTCTTGAAGAAATAATGACTTTAAATAAAGATACAGCTATGCCTAGTTCATCTACACAAATAGATTCACAAGCAACACAAGATGATTTGAAAGCTATGCTTAACGATCCAAGATATTGGGATAGTAGTAGACGTGATCCTGGATATGTAAGACGTGTAACGGAATTATATGAAAAAGCGGAAAACTCAAGATCGTAAATTTAAATATAAAAAATTAAAGAAACCTATAAAATGGTTAGATTGTGTAGGTCAAACTGGATGGCTAAGTTCTAAAGAAATGGATGAAGCCAAACCAGTAGATTGTGTTACAGCTGAATTTTGGATTTATAAAGATACTAAAACATTTATAACTGTGTTTGGTACTTATCTTTATCTTGATGATGGTGAAATACAATTTGGTGACGTAATTACTATTCCTAAACATTGGATCTAATGTGCGTTGCCTACATTGGCACTTATAGATTAATCCTTAACTAAGACCTTTAAAATATTCACGTTAGCCCTTCTTGGATAACTAATTCTGTATTGTAGAGATAATCGGT